ATCATGGGCGTCCTCCTTTCCGAGCGTTTCCGACTCGATGCCGTGCAGGAACTTGATGAAGCCGGCCGTCGCCGGCACCTCGTAGCGGGAGAGCTCTGCGTGCGTCATGTACTTGCGGCCGTAGATCTCGGCCATATCACGCCAGACGGGCCACGGCACGCGGTAGAAGTCCGTCAGGCTCACGGAGACAAGCACGAAGGCGATGGCGCCGAGCTTATGATGGGCCTCGAGGTCGTCCTGCTGCTCTTGAGTGAGCCGGCGCTGCTCGATGCGCTCGTCGTCGGTGTGCTTGGCCTCGAAGTAGATGCTCCGGCCGCCCTTCAGGGTGCCGCCATAGTCCGGCTGGGCCTGCTTGGTATAGCAGGCGAGGAACTGGCCCTTGCGGTTCTTGGCGCCGAGTGGCTTCATGGGCTCCGGCGTCTTTTCGATCTTGGCGAGGCCGCGGCTGAGGTAGTAGTCGCACGAGGCCGAGATGATATTCTCGAAGTAGCCGCCGGCGACTCTGGCCTGCTTGCCGCGGATCTGCGCCATCATGTGTTTTTCGGCTGCGTATGGCGTCGGGTCGTTGTAGCCCTCCGCGTTCTTTCTCGGGTCGTACTTCGTCACGGCGTTCAGCCTCCGATCTCGATGTGGACGCCCGGATCGGAGATCAGGCGGTCGGCGAGCTCGAGGATGACGCTGCCATCCAGCTCGATGCTGATGAGGCCGTGGTCGAGGTGCTGGTTGCAGACGGCCATCGCCCTGAAGGCGGGCAGGTGCAGCGCCACGCTGCCGATGTCAGGCTTGTCCTCGGGCTCCTCGTCGGGCTTCAGCTCGCTGATGGCCTCGAAGCCGTTGCGGACGGGGATGCCGTGCGCCTTGGCGAGTTCGATCTCCGCGGCCATACCGGCCGAAGGGTGGTCAATACCGAAGGCCCACAGCTCGGAGCAGCCGAGCACCAGCTCGCTGCCGATCTTCAGGGCCAGCTCACGCTCCTCGGGGACGTTGTCGTCCATGAACTGCGTGAGATAGATGTGCGGGGTGACGGGGATGACGCCCTTCTCCACAGCCGCGCGGCTGTACTCCTTGGCGCGCTGGATGTTGTTCTCGTAGTCCCCGCGGCACGGGGAGCAGATGTAAACCTTTTTCATGTTGTTCCTCCTATCGTGAGCGCCAGCTCTGGCCGGTGAGGGTGATGCCCCTGCACATTTCCATGAGCCGGTCGATGGTGGCCCGGGCCGTCATGCTGTCGTGGCTTTCTCGCGGCGTCATGCGGTCGATCAGGGCCTCGGTGTCGTAGTTGGTGGTCACTATGGTCGGCAGGTATGCCTCATAGCGGCCGTTGATGATGTTGTAGACCGTGGAGATCGCCCACTCGGTCGGCGGCTCCTTGCCGATGTCGTCGATCACGAGGAGTGGGACGGTCTTGTAGATCTTCAGGACGTCGCTCTCGCTGCCGCCGGTCGTGGAGTAGGTGCGCTTGATGCGCTCCAGCAGGTCGATCATCGTCATGCAGATGACCGGCTTGCCTTGCGCGATCAGGTGGTTGGCGATGGCAGCGGCGAGGTGGGTCTTGCCGGTGCCCGGCGGGCCCGCGATAAACAGGCCGTTGCGGCCGGGTTCCTGACGGCCGGGCTGCGGCAGCATGGCGTCGAAGCCTTCGGCATAGCGCCGGGCGGCTGTCGCTGCTCGCTTGTTGTCGTCGGTGAGCTGGAAGGTGGAGAAGGTGCGCCGCAGGAAACGGTCGCCCATGCCTGACTCGCCGACGATGCGCTTGATGCGATCCCGCATTTTCTTCTCCTCCTCATCCTTGGCGGCTGCGGCCTCAGCAGCTTCGCGCTCTGCCTTCGCCTTCTCATAGGCAGCCACGGCCTCGGGGCAGGTGCATCGCTCGGCTCCGTAGGGAGGCCAGAGGATGCGGTTGCCGAGCTGGATGCCCTTGTGGTAGCGCAGGGCGCCGCAGAACTCGCAGGGGACGGGCTCAGGGACTCCGGGACGGCCGGCGAGGCGCTCGTCGTTGCTCCAGATCCAGTTACCGGCGTCACTCGTCGTCGGCCGGCTTGAAGCCCTTGCCCCAGTCTCGGCCGGAGCTGTCGGGCTGTTCAGGATCTCGCTGATTTTCTGCACCTTCGTTCACCTCCTCATTGTCCCAGTAGCCGCCGTTGAGCCATGTGCTCGGGTTCGGTATGTAGCGCCCGTTCTCCCGGCGCCACTGGTCGCTCCGCTTCTGAGCGTCGACCGCCTGCATGATCCTCTCGTGGAGCTCAGCGGTGGGCTTGATCTTGTTCCACGCCTTCAGAGCGTACTGCTTGCCGGTCTTTTTCGGGTAGGCTTTCCAGAACTCGAGAAATCTGGCCTCGACGAGCGACTTCGTGCCGCTGTCACTCCCCTCGTCAGAGGGGGAAGGGGGTGTATTACCTTCTCTTGTCTTATCTTCTCTACTCTGGTCTACTCTGCCTCCGGCTTTCTTGCGGCTGTTTGCCGGTCGTCCGGCGGTCGGCGTTGGGTCGTCCGGCGATGCGTCGGCAGACGCCGCAGCAGCGGCCCGGCGACTGCGGGAGCGCTCTTTCTCGGCTTGCCGCTGGTCGATCAGCTTGCCGGCGTACTCGTACCAGTCGTGGATCTCGAGCGTCCCGTCCTCTTTTTCGTCGATCCAGCCCGCCCGGATCAGCGTTTTCGCCAGCTTTTCGGGGTCTCCGTCCCACTGAGCGGCCCGCGAGATCATGCGCGGCGTGATGTCGACGAGGCTGCCGGTCGGGGCGTTGTCGAGGGCCCACAGCCAGAACGAGACGAGCAGCCCCATCATGTGCGGCGGCTCGACTTCGAGCTGGTCAGCAGCGTCGAACAGTTTGCGGTGATCCTTGAGTGTCTGATGCACTTGCAGCCATGCCACGGTCGTCACCTCCTTTCTGTGGTCGTTTGTTTGTGGCCTGCTTTTGGTCGTCTGCCGGTCGTCCGGCGGTCAGGTTAAAATGGAAGGTCGCCATTGTCCTCGATCTCCTTGAAGTCGCCGGAGCCCTCAGAGTAGCCCGGATCGGCGAAGTCGCCGCCAGAGCTCTGGCCGCCGTCCTTCTTGCTGTCGCAGAAGTGGACGGAGTCGACCGTGATCTCGACGGCTTTGCGGCGGTTTCCGTCCTTGTCCTCGTAGCTGCGGCTCGTGAGCTCGCCCTCGACGAGTACGAGGCGGCCCTTGCTCAGGTACTTGCAGACGAACTCGGCCTGTGCGCGCCATGCGACGCACTCGATGAAGTTGGTGATCTTCTTGCCGTCCTTGGTCTTGCGGCCGGTGTCGCTGGCGAGGGTGAAGCTGGTGATCGCCGTGCCCTGCTGCGTGTATCTGAGCTCGGGGTCGGCGGTGAGACGGCCTTGGAGGCCGGTGTGGTTATACATTAGGCGTTTCCTCCTTGCTGGTTATGCTGTGCGGCCGCGTTGTCGAGGGACGTGCAGATCTCGTCGTACTCTTGGCGGGTCAGGGTGGCCGGATCCTGCTTTTTGTACTTCTCCACGATCCGGGCGTTGGTGCGCTCCTTGGTCATTCCTGCGGCCTCTGCCTTCTTGTAGAGGCGCGCGAGCTGCGCGTCGCTCAGACGGCCGGAGCTCTGCCCCTGACGGCCCTGTGTGGCCTGCTGGCGGCCTCCAGCGCCGGATCCTTTGCCCTGCGCGCCGAAGTCACTGTTGTCGGGGTCGTCCTCGCCTTGGTCGACGGTGAACTTCTCGAAAAGGTAGTATTTCAGGGCGTAGGTGTGGGCCGCGCCCTTGGCCTTGGCGGGGTCATCGTTCCAGCCGACGGCGTGGACGGTGGCCTCGATGGTCTCGTCGTCGTTGTCGAGGTTCAGCCAGCGGATCGTCAGGTCGGCCTCGTAGAGGAACATGAGCTTGTCGCCGTTGCGGGTCTTGGTCTGCATGGTGATCCAGTAGACCGGGTCGCCGTTCTCGGCGTGGCGCGTGGCCTGCTCGCTGATGACGTCGAAGTCGACGCCGAGCTCGTTCATTATGGGGGTGATCTTCTCCCACACGTCGTAGATCTTGGCGTACTTGTAGCTGACGCCGTCGCTGTGCTGCTTCTTTACGATCTCCGGGCAGGCTTTTCGCATTTCGACGAGCTTCTGCCGGAGCGTCAGGCAGGCGGCTTCAGGAGGGGCCGCAGCAGCGGCCGCCTCGGTTTTCTTGGTTTCTGCCATATCGGTGCCTCCTTACACGTCGACCGTGAAGATGCCCGGGGTCTCGTAGACGGTGACGCCCTCCACGATCTCGCCGGTCTCGGTCAGGGTTGCGATGTCGCCGGTGTAGCTGAGCAGCTTCTTCAGATCGGCCCAGCGGGTTGACTCCTCGACCTTTACGAGCTCGCCGTAGCCGTTGGCCTTGAGCCACGGCACCAGCTTGGCCTCGTCGAGCTTGGTCTTGGTGGTGCCCTTCTTGAAGGTCAGGGTGCCGGAGAGGAGGCGGTACTTCTCCGTCGTCTTGGTCTCCTTGTGGGGGACGGTGGCGAAGAAGTCGGCCAGACAACTCGTCAGGTACGAGGTGCCGTTCTCCATGCGCTTGCGAGCGGCGGCGACTTTCTCGTTGATGGCCGCGATCTGCTCGTCGGCCAGAGCCTTCAGGCGGTCGTACTCGCTGCGCTCGTCGGCGATCTTGCGGATGGCCCAGTCGGCACAGCGGTCGTCAGTGATGCGGAACGGGGCGCGCTCGCCCTCTGCGACGGTGCCGAGGTCGACCTGCTCCAGCTCGTCCAGCGTGGCAGCGGGCAGCAGCTCAGGCTCCTGCGTGGTGGTGGCCTCGACGTCTGTCTGCTCGGCAGCGAGGGCCGCGGTGGTCTTATCGCTCATTGTTGTGCTCCTTTCTCTCGGTGACGTTGAAGGTGAGCATCACGCCGCAGGTGACAGGGGTGACGCTCTCGAGCTCGAGGTCGCGGCCGCTGCGGTGGTGCAGGGTCTCGCCCGGCTTCATTTCGGTGAGGTGTTTCATCTGGTACTCCTTTCTGCAAAGAAACGGTGCCCGCCTTCCTCGATGACGAAGATCTGGCTCTCGTGGATGTCGCTGGTCACGAGGGCGGGGTTGTAGAAGTAGAGGATCGGCTCGTCCACGACGGTCTCGCCTCGGTCGAACACGGCCGCGACGGCGTCCTTGACGCGCTGCGTGGGATCCGGCCGGCTCTTGGTGTAGCTGTAAAGGACGACGGCCTCAGAGGGCTCGACGCCGCGCTTCTCGGCTGCGTTGAGGATGCACTGAGCGACGAGCATCTGGCCCTCGAAGGACTCCCCACCAGCCTCGGCCATGACCACGCGCTCGACGACGTCGCGCTCGGCGTCAGTCAGAGGGTAGCGCACGGCGGGCTCGGCCGGCTCCACGGTCTCAGCGGCCGGGGCGGGGGTGTCCGGGATGTATGTGCCGACGGTGGTGGTCGGCGGCAGGATGTTGGTCTCCTGCTTGCTGTCGGCCGGGGTGGTGAAGATTGCCACAGAGATGCCGCCCAGCAGAAGGACGGCAGCGGCCAGCGTGGCAGCTCTCAGGGCTTTCCTCTTGGCACGGCGGCGCCGGCGTGTTATACTTGCGGTGCGGGATCCGTATGCTGGCAGGCTGCTGGATCTTCTCGCATGGGTCGCCCGGTCGCAACGGGCGGCCCTTTCTTTTGTGGTTTCCATTGGTTTCTCCTTTCACTGAGCCCGTGCGACGGTCAGATCACAGAGGGCGTGAGTGAGGTCGCTGAACTCGGTCTCTCGGACGGTGTCAGCGGTCAGCAGCACGAGGTAGTCGTTGTCGTAGTAGTCGATCTCGGGGTGCCGCTGCCGGTTTACTTCGTTTTTGTGGCGGGCGTAGGGCTCGGCACGGTTCCAGACGTCGTCAGGGATCCAGCGGTCGAGGCGATCCTCGACGCGCTCGCGCAGCTCCTCGCTCGTGATTGTGATCTCCGGGCTCATGCTGTCACCTCCGCGCCACGCGGGCCGGGAGCGTCTGCTCCGGGCGAGTCAGGCCCTTGCTGAAGCTCTGCGGCTCATATCTGACGCCCACGATCCGGCGGCCGCTGACGCCGTACTTGGGGTTGTAGCCGAACAGGTTGACGTAGCTGCCGAGATCCTCGCGCTCGTCGTCCATCGCCTTCAGCACCTCGAACAGGGCCAGCACGTCGTCGATGGCGCGATGGCTGTTCTGCACCTTGCCGGTGAGGCCGTAGGCGATGATCGCGTTGGCGAGCTTGTGCGGGTAGGCCCTGCGGTCTTTGTAGACCGTCAGGCTGTCCAGCCAGTCGACCCGGCCGACCTTTTGGCCGCGAAGCAGGCCGCGGAGGAAACAGGCGTCAAACTGCGCATTGTGGGCGATCATCAGCGTCGGGCCGTTCTGCATGAGCTTGGCGATCTGGCTGGCCGCCTTGGCAGGCTGCACGCCCTCGGTCTGGAGCCGCTCGTCGGTGATGCCGGTCAGGCTGACGATGTTCTCCGGGAGGGTCTCGCCCTCCGGCAGCTTAATGAAGGTGTCCATCTTGCCGGCGATCCGCAGGCCGCATGTGGCCGTGCGCTCCACGCGCAGGGCGGCGAGCTCGATGATCTGGTCGTTGTCGAAGTCGAGGCCGCTGGTCTCGGTATCAAACACGACGATGGCCTTGTAGCGGTCGAACAGGGTGGAGAGGTTACTCATGCTTGGCCTCCTTCTCGCGGGTAGCTCTCAGGGTGCCGAGCATAAACGAGAGGGCCGTGGTCAGTTGATCCTCGGTGGCGAAGGTGCCGCCGAACTGCTCGGCCAGCGCCGCGATGATCTCGCCGGCGTGCTCCGGCGTGACGTCGTCGGTGGCTTCGTCGTCCTCGACGGAGATCAGGAGATCGGAGTCCAGATAACAAGCGGGGCGCAGGCCG